CCTGAGACCATGCTCATACAGCGGCTGCCGCAACCTATCACGGGAATGTTACTGCCCAGATCATAAAGCGATACACGAGCAGGAGAAGAAAGACTCTATTAAAGGTGGGTACTCTGGTAAGCCCTACGGCCATGCTTGGGATGTACTGAGCCGCAGGATACGGCACGATGAACCTGTTTGCCGTATGTGCAAGATAAGAGCAGCAACCTGTACAGACCACATAGTACCTAAGTCACAATGTGGCAAAGACAACGAAGAGAACTTGCAACCTCTTTGCAATGGCTGTCACAAGACGAAGACAGACTCCGAGAGGGTTAGGAAGTCTCATTCTTAGGCCCCAGACGGGTAGTAGAATCCATTTTTCAGCGATCACGCGGGAGCGGTGCGCCCACAAATTATCAATACCGCGAAATGAACACCGGGGGTATTCAAGCAAATTGAAGCTATCAGACCTTAAACAAGATAGTCGCAACGCCAATAAGGGCACACCGCGAGGCCGTGGCGCTGTAGCCAAGTCTCTCGAACAGTATGGTGCCGGTCGTAGCGTTCTGATCGACAGGGATGGGAACCTTATTGCCGGAAACAAGACTGCCGCGCAGGCTGCTGACGCTGGAATCGAGGAAGTGATTGTCGTTCAGACAGACGGCAGTAAGTTGGTAGCTGTGCAGCGTACTGACCTCAGCATGGACGACCCTAAAGCGCGTGGCTTGGCGATTGCGGACAACCGCGCGTCAGAACTTGGACTTGAGTGGGACGCGGACGTTCTCAAGGAGCTTTCGGTTGACCTCAATCTGGAACCGTTCTTTTCCGCCGAGGAACTTACCGAGATCACCGAGCCCGACGCGTTGCAGACTGGAGCACCCGGCCCCGAAACACTCGAAGGCCGGTACAAACAGCAGTTCGGCGTGATTTGTATCTGCGAGGATGAGGCCGACCAGCAGAAAGTTTACGAGCAGTTGACTGGCCTGGGCCTTTTTTGCCGCGTGGTGGTGACTTAATGAAACTTGAAGTACGCAACTCCTGTAAGGATTTCAACAGCTATCGCGCCGCCCGCGTAAAGTCTCTCTTCAATGCGGAGTCTGGCGCGGAGTTCAACCTCGACGCCGAGTTGGATATTGACGACTCGAATTGGAAGATCGGCGTAATCGTCGGTTCAAGCGGTTCCGGGAAATCGTCTCTTGGCCGGATGATCTTCGGGCCGGATGCGTTCTATTCGCCTGATGGATGGCCCACCGACAAACCAATCGTTGATGCCATATCACCAGAGGGCGACTTTGACGCCGTGACCGGTGCGCTTGCCGCTGTCGGCCTCGGTTCCGTTCCTTGCTGGCTGCGCCCTTACAGTGCGCTGTCCACTGGCGAACGGTTCCGCGCCGACCTTGCGCGAATCATCAGCGAGAAGCCGGAGCAAATCGTTGTCGATGAATTCACCTCAGTAATCGACAGGCAAATTGCCAAGTTCGGCGCGTTGGCTTTTCAAAAAGCCTGGAAGCGCACGAGTGGGCAGTGTGTGTTGCTGTCCTGCCACTACGATGTAATCGATTGGATTGAACCCGATTGGGTTTATGACACGGGAACTGGCAAGTTCTCAAGGGGGTCGCTTTGGCGACGCCCCAAATTCGAGCTTGAGATTTGGCAGACAGATTCAAGTTATTGGCCGCTCTTTGCTCCGCATTACTATTTGAAACTCCCGCTTCCGGTCGCCGGCCAATACTTCGTTGGCACTGTTGACGGAGAGCCAGTCTGTCACTTGGCGATGGCGACCAAGTCACTTCCTCGCGGTCAGTTTGAAGCGCGTGGAACTAGGCTAGTGGTCATGCCTGAGTGGCAGGGCGCAGGAGTCGGCATTCGATTCCTGAACGCCGTCTGCGAGATGTGGCGTCGCGGCGAAAACAAATGGAACAAGCCGCTGACCACCATTTTTCATACTTCCCACCCAGGTCTATGTGCGAGTCTTCGCCGCGATCCAAAGTGGGTACAGGTATCAGCAGTACTTTATGGCGGCAACAAGATTAGATCAACCCGCTCAATCACGAACTCAGCCACTAAGCTAGGCAGCGATCTGATTGCGCCTGGAACAGGATTCGGCGGTCATTTCCGAGCCATTCAAGGCTTCCGCTACTACGGATTGCCGGAGCAAAAACAGACTTGATGAACGTCTTCCTCTGCGTCAGAAACAATTCGGAGCGTCTGTACTCGAAGCCATCGCTAAAAGGTACTGTGTCCTCGGTGTGTCCAGTCCGCCGTTCGCAGATCATCTTTCAACCGACGGAGTACAGGTCTTCGACAGGGTAAGGGCAACCGCTGAACGCCTCCGAATTCCCTGGCAGCCAGAGGTTCGCGCCGACTCGCTGCCCTCCGGCACAGACATCATCGTCGCTGCCCACTCTCATGATTTTATAGGTCGCAAGACGCGGGATCGGGCAACCTTTGGGGCTATCGGCTTTCACCCCTCTCTGCTTCCTCTTCACAAGGGCCGTGACGCGGTGCGGTGGGCGATCCACGACGGCGACAAAGTCACAGGCGGCTCGGTGTACTGGCTAACGAACGAGATCGACGCGGGGCCAATTGCGGCCCAGCAGCACGTCTTTGTGCGACCCGGCGAAACAGCCGAGAGCCTCTGGCGTGAGCAGCTTGCCCCGCTTGGAGTCCGCTTGCTCCTGAAGACGCTGGCCGACCTGGACCACGGCCTCGCGGTCAGGGTTCCGCAGGACGAGAGCTGCGCCACCTGGGAGCCGTCGTTCGACAGGCCACCACTCTTCCGCCCAGAGCTGCCACAGCTTGGTACTACCAGCCTTCGATACGAGCTGGAAAGTCTCGACGGAGACGGACAAGGTAAATAATGCCAGGTAGAAAGCCTAAACCCACGATAAGTAAAGAGCTTGCTGGAAATCCCGGTCATCGTCCTTTGAATCAGAACGAACCAAAGCCATCTGGTATCCCCACCTGCCCGTCCTGTCTCGATGCTACTGCAAAGCGGGAGTGGACGCGCATAAGCAAGGAGCTAATAGCAGTTGGACTGCTGACTTCCGTAGACCGGGCAATGCTTGCCAGCTATTGCGATGCGTATTCCCGATGGTCAGAGGCTACAGCCGAACTAAACGAGTTAAGACGCACCAAGGGGAAGTCTGTTCTGGTTGTCGGAACCAAAACGGGTTATCCGATGCAAAATCCGTTGATAGGGATTATCAACACTGCGGCTGATCAGATGAGAAAGTTTGGAGCGGAGCTAGGACTCAGCCCATCATCCCGTACAAGATTGTCAGCAGAGTCGGTAAAACCGAGTGTAGATGACGAGTTTGCAATATCAATACCACGTGGAAACTTTAGCAGACCACCAGTCACAGAATTATTTAATAGGGATGCGTAAGTGACAATAGAGATTTTGAGTTACGCGGAACGCGCAATTTTGTACGCCCAACGGGTAACGACCGGCAAGATTATATCTTGCAAATGGGTAAAGTTAGCAGCGAAACGCTTCTTAACTGACCTCCGCAACGCAGAGAGTCGTTGGTATTTTGTACCGGATATTGCGAATGAGGTTTGCAGGGTTGCCGAGTTAATGCGGCATGAAAAAGGTCGGCTACAAGGGCAGCGTTTCAGGTTAGAGGATTGGCAGGTATTCATTCTCTGCAATATCTTCGGATTTATTGATGAGAATGGAACACGCAAGTACAGGGAAGCCTTCATCTTGGTTCCGCGTGGAAACGGTAAGAGTCCATTAGCAGCCATCATTGCAATATGGATGACTTTCTTCGATGGTGAGCCTGGGGCGGAGTCATACTGCGGTGCTGCGTCAGAGGAGCAAGCCCATGAGGTATTCAGGCCAGCGAAAGCGATGCTGGAGCAAGTACCGGAGCTCACAAAGCGATATGGCATTACAGTAGCAGCAAAAAGCATCTACCAGAGTTCTACTCGTTCCCGTTTTAAGTCAGTCATCCGAGAACCAAAGGACGGAGCGAGTATCTATCTTGCGGTGCTGGATGAGTGGCATCAGGCATTAGATGCGGTACAGTACGACTGCTTCAAGACGGGTGCCAATAAGCGCAAGAACTCGCTCCTGTTAGAGATTTCAACGGCTGGTGTTTCAACTCAAAGCCCTTGCCTTGAGAAGCAAAGGGAAGTTGAGAGAGTATTAGACGGCACGGTAGAAAACGACCGGCTGTTTGGGATTATTTACACGGTAGACCCGGAGACAGACTGGACAACTCGTGATGCACTCGTTATGGCAAACCCAAATCTGGGTATTAGCAATGATGAAGAGGCACTCCTTTTAGACCAAGCCGAGGCTGTCCGCAACTCGGCGAAGCAAAACATCTTCCGCTGTAAGCATTTGAACCAGTGGATGACCGCGACAACGGCATGGATGAATGCGACTAATTGGCAAACTTCAGGTGTAGACGAATCATTCCTCACCGAAGAGTTCCTCAAGAGTTGCGAGTGTTTTATAGGGCTTGACTTGGCCTCGGCAGTAGATATAGCGGCAGTGGTCAAGGTGTTTCGCAGGTTGCAGGACGGCAAGTATCACTATTACATCGTGCCGCGATTCTATCTGCCGGAAGCAAGGACAACCGACCCAACGTGCCAGCACTATCAAAAGTGGGTGCATGACGGTTATTTAGTTTCAACCGAGGGAGCGGAGATTGACTTTGCAAGAATCTCCGCAGACTTGATAAAGGACGTTGATAAATACAATGTCAAAGCTCTATGTTATGACCCGTGGGGCGCAACCGACATAACGCAGCAATTTGAATCACGCACAGGGATAATGCGTGTCAAGGTTCCTCAGCAAGTTAAATTCCTGTCAGAACCGATGAAACGGCTCGAATCCGGTGTGCTGAATGGAACGATGCACCACGACAATAACCCATGCATGAACTGGCAAATGGGGAACGTCGAGATTAAGACGGATTTTAACGACAACATCTTCCCTCGCAAGAATAAGCCAGAGGATAAGATCGACGGTCCCGTCGCAACAATTATTGCTTTGTCTCAGGCGATTCAAGCACCATCTTCTGAGCGTAAATATACGAGAATCACGTTTTTCTAAACGGCGGCATGAATGAACGAATTGATTAGTCTTAATCTTAGCTTCCCGCTCGAAAAGCGTGACGGCGTGAACCTTAACCAATCTGGGGTCTCACTTGCCGCTGGACTTACCGCTCTTGGAATGGGGACATTCACCGATAGTAATGAATCTGTCAATGAGCGCACAGCGTTTGAAGTTCCCACGTACCTTACCTGCGTCCGTATTCTTTCAGAGTCGATTGGTTCCTTGCCCCTGCGTGTGTATGAGAAGATGCCACGCGGGCAGCGTCCGGCGCCTGACCATTATCTCTACTATCTGCTTACCGAGCGGCCCAACCCGCAAATGTCCGCAACGGTGTTCTTTCAAACGCTCATGACAGCAGCAGCCGGTTGGTCGAATGCATACGCCAAGATTGAACGCGATTCAAGCGGAGCGCGGCCTGTAGCACTGTGGCCGCTGTGCCCCTGGAAGACAAAGCCGGTTCGTAAGAATGGCCTGCTCACTTTTGAGACAACCGATACCGCCGATGGATTACCTGCAACGATCAAGTCTGAGGATATGCTTCACATTGTTGGCTTCTCCTTCGATGGTTTGCAAGGAACGGCTTTTATCAGGATGGCTCGTCAGTGCATCGGTTTAGCAATGGTAGCCGCTCGTTTTGGCGCTCGATTCTACGCTAATGGGGCGCGTAATAGCTTCTTTTTGCAAGCTGACCATGACTTAACGCCTGAAGAAATGACAGAAATGCGTCTTGATGTAGAGGCGCTATCCACGGGTGCAAATGCATGGCGGGTTGCCAATCTTCCAAACGGTGTAAAGATTGTCCCGGTCGAGACAGACGATAATGCACTTGCCGAGTATACGACCACATCCAAGTACACGCGAGACGAAATAGCTGCATTTATGCGCGTGCCCGGTTACATGGTGGGGTCCACAGAGAAAATTCTTAAGTCGACGGTGGAAGCGCAGAACAGAGAGTTTCTTTCATACTCATTGCAACCGTGGCTGACTAAGATTCAGCAAGAATTTCAATATAAGTTGCTCCCCTCGGTGGGTCGTGCGGCTAACCAGTACACCCTCCGCCACTACTTGGATGGACTTCTAGCAGCAGACACACTGACACTCACAGCCAAGCAAACTGCGGGCAGAATGGGCGGCTGGCTGTCGGCCAACGACATCAGGGAGCAGTTGGGCATGGAGTCTGTCGAGGGCGGTGACGTATATATTCGTCCGTTAAACTATGTCGATGCTGCGCAGGATTCAGTGCCGGAAGAGACAGACACCGACCCCACTGATACCAGCCCGGATGAAAAGACTGACGCTGACAACAACGACCCTGAGACTGTGCAAGCAGCAAAAGCAACGCAGATGATACAGCAGGTTCAGAAACAGCAGCCAAGGTCTGTGCTTGAGCCTCTCTTCAATGATGCATACAGCAGACTCCAGAGTCGCAGCAGGAAAGATACAGCCGCGATAGCTCAGACATTGACGCCGGTCTGTAACGCAGCCGGTGCATATTTCAGAATCGGCAATATGGCCGGTCCATCCGAACAAAAGGCAATTGATAAATACCTCACCGGCCTTGAGACCAGGATCGGCAAGACAACCGCCGACGCCGAATTCAGAAAGTTATTGAAAAGTCTTGTCTTCGCTATTGAAGAAGACGCCGCCGAAATTAGAGCTAAAGAAAAGTTGAAGGACATTACAGATGAAGAAACGCGAAATTAGGTCAACTACATCGGATTTGCAAACCACTGGCAACATCCTTACGGGGTACATCGCACGATTCAATTCCTTGTCGGAAGACCTGGGCGGATTCCGCGAAATGCTGTCTCCTGGTTGCTTCTCGTCTTCATTGACAGCCGGTACAGCCATCCGTGCTTTGGCTAATCACAACACCGACCATTGCCTTGGCAATACGGCGAGTGGCACGCTGCGGCTTCATGAAGATAACAAGGGACTGGCCTTCGAGTGCGATCTACCCGACACCACGGCGGCACGAGATCTGAAGATCAGCGTTAGCCGGGGTGATGTAACAGGCTGCTCTTTCGGATTCTGCACCGTTGCCGACTCCTGGACTGCTGACGCCGAAGGCAGAAACATTCGCACGGTCAAGGATACAGAACTTTATGAAGTCTCAGTCGGTGTCACCTTCCCCGCCTATTCAAGCCCCTCGGCTCAATTGCGGAGTATGTTTCCCGATGGGGAAATCACCATCCCTGAAACTCGTGATAACCCGGACATCCCGGACGTGGCCCTCGATGACAATGCAGAGGGTGACTGCCAGTGTGATTGTGAGCAGTGCCAAGCTGATGCTTGCGCCATTTGCAGCAATGAAGATTGCAATGACCCTAACTGTGATTGCCAAAATATAAGAGCTATCATGCTGGCTTTAGAAGTCGCTAAAGAGTTTTAACACAATATACTTCGCTGCCAAGTGCGGCCCTTGAATGGGCAAGCGAGATAACAACAACCCGCCAGAGCTTGCACGCCGCAAGCCGTAAAGCAACAACGCAGTGAATAGGCAACCCCTATTGAGTTTTACATAATGAGCAAAGCAATTGTACTCCGCGAACAGCGTGCCAAGTTGGTAGCTGACGCAAACGCACTGGTGCCCTCAGACATGAAGCTGTTTACCACCGAGCTACGCACCAAGGTGGAAGCCATGCTGGCCGATGCCAAGGGTCTGGATTCTCTGATTCAGTCTTTTGAGGCCGAAGAGCAGCGCACCGAAGAGACTCGCGCCAAGGCGTTGAATCTTTCTAATACCGGCTCTTCGGATGCCGTAGACCAAGAAGCAACCGGCAAGGCATTCCGCAACTACCTTCGTACCGGCAAGATTGAAACTCGTGAACTTCAGGTGTCCGCTGATGGCATCCTGATTCCAACCTTTGTCGCACAGCCTGTGGTCGCCAAGAAGTCTCCGGGGCAGATTTATGACCTCGTTGGCAAGATGGCAACCGAGACCGGCGCTCCCGTGAAAGTCCCTTACTGGAATGACCTGTCAAACGCCTGGGTACTCAACTCTGCCGGTCTGACTACGACCGACCCGACTGTATCTGCCGGTCCCACCATCTCGATTGATGACCTGCGCTTCAACCCGCTCTTACTGGATAACAGCTTGATTACGGATGCTGCGTTCGACATTCAGGCTCAGGTAGTTTCGGACATTTATACCCGCTACATCCGCAATGTGTCTCAGTGGATTACGACCGGCAACGGCTCCAACATCGCTGGCTTGACTTCCATCACTGCTGGTGTCACGAGTGGCGCATCAGGCACGGTCACTTACAAGGACATTATCAGCCTTATCACCACGCTTGACCCGGCGTATACGGCTGATGCTTGCTTGGCCTTCAACACGGCCACGATGGGCTATGTACTGGAGATTCTCGACAACAACGGTCGTCCAATCTTCACTCCGTACACTGATGCTCCCACCACAGGTTACGCCGGTGGAATCTTGGGCTACCCAGTCAAGATTAACCAGTACCTGCCCAACGTAGCGGCCTCTGCCGTTGCTATGCAGTTCGGCGATTTCAAACAGGGTTATATGCTCCGCGAGGTAAACCCCGGCATCCGCGTCAAGTTCCTTGACCAACTCTACATGGCACAGAATCAGGTCGCTTACGTGGCCTTTGCCCGTGCGGGTGGTGTTGTCCTTAACGCTGGGATGCCTCCGGTCCTGTCCCTCACCGTCCACGCCTAAACCATAACCGGGGGCTGCTCAACCCAGCCCCCATAACCAAGGAATCCATGCTAATTAAACTCACCCAGTCATTTCTGTACATCCCAACGATGATGATTCGCGGCTCTGTCGTGGACGTGCCCGACGAGATTGCCGCCGAGTGGTTAGCTGCTGGTCTGGCTGTGACGGTCACACCAGTAGTAGAGACCGCAACGAAGCCGCCCTATGAAAAGGCCGTGCGTAAAACCAAGAGGCTATAAATGTCCATATCCTTACAATGGAATTCAAACACGGGCAGTGAACCTCTGGCTCTTGCTGACGTAAAGAACTTCCTGAAAATCGACACGACCGACACGACCGATGACACGCTCATTACGGGTCTGATCACTGCTGCCCGTGAGAGAGCGGAGACAATTACTGGCCGTTCTCTGATTACAAGCAATTGGACATACTGGCTGGACTCCTTTCCGTATGGCTGGCAGGAGAATACTGGTCCGGCCAGAAACACCATCAACAGATTCCAGAACTGGTGGTCAGAGAATCAGGTTCTGAGAATCCCTAAAGCTCCATTGCAGTCGATAACGTCCGTGCAGTACATGCCCTCATACGGCGGCACATACCAGACGCTTGACCCATCACTATACACCGTTGACACCGCATCCAACCCCGGTTGCATTTACCCGGTCAGCAATTACTACTGGCCGTTCAACTGGACAATTCGCAACGCTGTGCAGATTCAATTTGTCGCCGGGTATGACACGTTCGTGCCGGAGACAATTCTGGTTGCAATGCGCTTGCTCATCACCGACTGGTGGGAGAATCGCGGCGACTCAATGACTACAAATAACGCAGCTTCGCTACTCCTCAAAGGCTATAAGTCTCAACCAGTGGGGTATCTCCGCTAATGGCCAAGACGTATCCAGCGGTTACACCGGGCGGAAAGCTCAACAAAAGGCTTTGCTTTCAGCAGCTAGGCGGTACGCCTAACGCTGGCGGTGAGCTGACCACGTGGACTACTTATGCGACACTGTGGGGTTCTATAGATGTTCTCCGTGGTGAACTGCTGTACAACACTGGGGAGTTTCTCGCACAGTCTGCATATAACATCGTAATTCGCTACACCCCCTCAGTGACTATTTCAGTTGCAGACCGCATTGTGTGCGAAGGCACGACGTTTGTAATACAGGCTTTGCTCGATAAGGATTTCCGGCACCGCGAATTGCAAATCATAGCTTATGTGTTAAACGAGGTGGCGGCATAAATGCTATACGAGGGACTTTATCAAGCCATGGTCAATGCCCCGGCGCTGTCAGCAATAGTCGGCAATCGGGTAATGCAAGCTGTGTTGCCTCTAAACTTCACCGTCCCTGCTGTCACTTACACCGTCGTCAACAGCAAGTATGCCGGAGTCGATGTTGGTGCAAAGTCGATTCTGGCGACCGAATCCTTGGTGGATGTCTCGACGTGGGGTTTGACATATCACGATGCCGCTTATGCGATTCAAGCCATTCACGAACTGTTCGATTTGTATGTGGGTACGCTGCCTGATGGGACGAATGTGCTCTTTACTGACGTTCAGTCTATCCCGGACATGTTCGAGGACGACACTCGTTTATACCGTTGCTCTGTGACTCTTAAGGTTATACATACCAATGGGTAAGACCATAGAAATTACGGGGCTAAAAGAATTGAGCGAGATGCTTACCCAGATCGCGCCCAAGGCCGCAAGGTCTTACCTCGTCAAGTGTGCAAAACCTGCCGCTCAAGTAATAGTTGAGGCAATGCAGAGCACGGCTCCGACAGAGGTCGGGACGCTGAGGGACTCAATCGTGTACCGCAACCAGTGGGGCACGGCAGAGGATGGCGGAGAGGCACTAATCACCTCGGTTGGTCCTAATAAGCACGTGCCGTGGGGCATGTGGCAGGAGTTCGGCACGAGCCATATCGCGGGGCGTCACTGGATGGGCCAGGCGTGGTCAGACTGTCAAGAGCGCGTCCTTGACGTGTTCATGCTGGGCATTAACGAACTATACGCCAAGCTGGTCGCTAGAGATCAGTCTGAGGCCATGATTGAGAACGATGACAATGACCGGGAGACTGGCAGAGTGTCACCTTCCCGGCTCCGCAGAGACCGCAACGCCGCACATAGAGAAAACGACGCAAGAGACAGCAGAGCAAAAGAGAGTTCAGAACGACTGCAAAAGTCATCGAACGATGCCTACAAAGAGAGCAAGCACCGGGGGAAAGAAAAGTAATCATCGGTTTACAAGGGTTAGTCACAGCGACATACCCATAGAGGTTAGGGAAGCAATATCTCAAGTACAACAATAGCTAACAGCCCAAAAAGGCAGAAAGAGTAACTCATGCCAACTACATTCGCGCCCATCGTTGGGCTTGGCACCACCGTACAATTCGCAACAGTAGCAACGCCCACAGTTTTCACCGTACTTAATGGCGTCACATCAGTTTCATTTAGCGGAGACAAGGTTTCCACAGAGAAAACCACCAATATGCTCACTACTTCCGGTGTAGACACCTATATCGGTGGAACTCAGGAACCCGGCACGTGCGATATTAAGTGCCTTTACAGCCCCGGAGAAACCTCTCAGGTAGCCCTAGAAGCTATCCGCTTTGCTGGCGCTGCTGTTCCCTTTGAGATTGCGTACCCTCTTTCTCTCGGCGGCAAGAATTTCAGCGGCATTGTCGAATCAGCAACAATAGCTCTACCGCTCGACAAACCCGCCACGATTGATTACAAGGTGAAACTGACCGGCCCGTGGACCATCGTAACAACTGGAGCCTAATAGACACCACCCCGGATGGTGTTTGATGGTGGGAGCTAACGCTCCCGCCGTCTCATAACGGAGAACTATGAAAAACGAAAGTATCATTAAGACTTGCGTCACCCCCTATTTCAAGCTAGTCATCGACAACGAGGATGGCACCGAGAAAGTGTGGAGACTCTGCTATGACTACAGGTCTATAGCCCTCATCGAAGATGCAACTGGACTTGACCTCAAGAAGATTGAATCATGGAAGTCCATCTCCAGCGGCAAGCAGTTTCCTCAAGTTGTTCATGGCGGATTACATCGCTATAACCCGGAGGTCACTCTTGACAACGTGCTGGATATGCTCAACCCTCAAGCGCAACGACTGCTCAGTGATGAGATATTCAACCTCATGTTTCCCGGCGTTGTGGAGGCATACAGGAAAGCGCAAGAAGAGGAAACGGGTGCAACTGCCAGCCCAAACGTAGAGACTCCGGCGACCGCCTAGAAGAGCCGCCGCAGACCTGGGTGGACTTATGGGCGATTGCCCGGTATGACCTGGGACTGGCAATTGAGGAATTTGAAGACTTAACACCCTTGACATTTCAGGCGCTCTGTAAACGCCGTAACCTCAAGTTCAAGATGGATAGATATGCAAATGCTCTGACTGCAGCGGCTATTTACAACGTGAACCGTGCCAGTACAGATGCCCCCCTGATAGAACCGATGGACTTCGTGCGAGAGCCGGACCCATACAGAGAGAACACCCTGGAAATCAAGCGACTCATAAAGCAGGTTATCGGTCAACTTCCCGCTTGCACAACGACAGAAAAGCTACAAAAGATACGAACCAGAACCATTGCAAGCCTGTCAAGTCAGGGCCGCACAGACGCGGAGCAGTTGTTTGACGAGTGCTGGCCCTCGCTCAAGAGGGCATAGAGGTAGATATAGTGGCCGAAATTGGCAAACTGACTGTAAAACTCCAGGCTGAAACCGCTGAGTTCTCAGACGACCTCGGTAAAGTGCAAGGCAACCTTGATGATCTAGCGGACAGATCAGAGTCTGCCGGTGGACGTGTCTCCGGCTCGATGCGGGAAGGTCGTGAGGGGGTCATGCTGTTAGAGGAAGCCACGGGCGTACACCTGCCCCGTGCCCTCACGTCGCTCATTGCCAGCATCGGTCCTGTTGGGGCTGCATTCACGGCCATGCTGCCCATCCTCGGCGTCGTAGCTGCCATTGAGGTTGTGTCAAAGCTCGTTCAAGCCCACGAGAAAGCTGCCACCGCCGCGAGAGAATTGGGCAACGCTGAAGTGGACGCTGGCACCAAGTCCACGATGGTATTGCAGGGACTTGGGGACAGGCTGATAGAGGCTGGAATTAAAGCCGATGAACTAGCCGGTAATCACATCGGTGCCCTGAACAAGCAACTGGAACTGCTTGACCATCAATCACTCAAAGAGTTGATGGATACATTTGACAAGTTTGGTGGGGAAGCAGATCAGATCTTTGCGAAGGTCAAGGCGAATAACAGTTTTTGGGAAGTGTTTAAGTCAGGTTCTGACGGTGCAAAGTCCGCTATTAATGACTTCAAGACTCAGTACGATGCACTTATAGCAAAGGGTGATACCAAAGGTGCTGGTGACTTACTCAAAGGCACCCTCGATTCCGCACTAAAGGTTCAACGTGCTCAGCAAGAGATTATTGACATAACACAAAACCACGTTCAGGTAGCTGACCACCTAAACAGGATTGAAGCAGACAACGCCATCCTGAAAGAGGCTGGCATTGGTGCAGACAAAGACGGCCTTGCTGTGCAACAGGCCGTGGTCGATGCATTACAGGACCAGCAAAAGGCTACCGCTCTTATAAACCAAACAAGGGCTGTCGTGACAGGTAACGACCGCACGGGAGAAGCGACGAAATCAATGGCCGAGCAAGTGAGCTTGGTTAAAACCCAAGTCGCTGGTCTGGAACAAAAAGCAGCAATGGTTAAAAAGGTGGCCGACGCGGAAGTTGAGGCTAACCTCGCAGCGGCCACAAAAGCAAACCCAACATCCGATGGGCAGGTTGACAAGCAATTAGCAGCACACATCGCCGCAGACCAGGCAGAATACACCAACGCCGTGACATTCGCCCAGAAAACCCTTGAGGGTAAAAGAGAGATATACGAGGCCGAGGTTAAGGCCGCAGCCGGTGATCTAGCCAAGAAAAGGGAGTTGGAAGCACAGTACGCTAACGATGTTTCTGCCTTGTACAACGTATTCATGGATGCGAGAGCCGCGAGAGACAAAAAGGATGTGGAAGCAACAGCGGACGCGGACAAGCAGAAAACCGCACTGGACGAAGAAGCCGTTAAGCGGAAGCTAGGGTTCGCCAAGGAAGCATCCGACCAGAGCATAAAGTTTGCCAAGGAAGCCTTCAGAGTTGAGGACGAGCAAACCAAGCTGAGCTTTGCCTCGCAAGAAGAGGCTATCAACTCCGCTGTGGCTCACGAAACGATGTCGTGGAAACAGGCGCACGATGCAAAGATTGCGCTCATTAACCAGGAGACCTCAGAGAAGGAAGCTGCACTTGCGAAAGAGGAAGCATTAGAAGTTACCGCAATCCAGAAAAAGATACAGCTTGACGAACAGGCCGCACTGGCGGAGAGCCACGGCGACAAGACAGATCCCAAGTACATCGCCTTCCTCAACCAGCAAAAGCTGTTGCTGACTGAAATTGACGCTCTGCAAATCAAGCTGGGGCACGACCAGCAACTGGCGGCACAGCAGGGCGTGGCTGCAATCCAGAAAGAGAAGGATGCCCTCACACCCCTAGAGCAAAAGATGAAGGAAGTGCAAAACCAGTTCAATGCTGACTTTGCCAAGATGGTCACCGAAGGCAAGAACTTCGGCAAGTCGATGCAGCAGCTCGCCACACAAATGGCAGAGCAGTTCATCGAAATGGAAATGAAGAAGGTGGAAAAGGCCCTATGGGGCGACATACAGAGGCTGATTCACCACGAGACGACACAAGTCACGCAGAAAGCATCGGATACCGCAAGTGCATCAGCAGCCGCCGCAACAGCGATAGCAGCAGATAAAACCCAGCAAATTGCAGCCGCATCCCTGGCCGGTGCAAACATGATGGCTAGTTTCTCAGCCGCACCATGGCCGATTGATACGGGCGCTGGTGCAGCCGCGACAGCCGCAATGACAGCAGCGTTAGCCTTCGCTGAGGGCGGATTGGTTCCCGGCTCCGGTACGGGGGATACTGTGCCAGCCATGCTCAGCCCTGGCGAGACGGTTGTATCGAGGGCATTGACTGAGCAGGTTGCTTCTAACACCGGGTCGGGTGGCAAGGGCGATGTTCACCACCACAATAACCTAACCTATGCACCCAACGTCTCGGCTATTGACTCTGACGGAGTGGAGAAGATGCTAAAGAAGCACGCTGCAACATTCTCTAAGCACGTTAATGCCCAGCTACGGAAACAAAATAAAAGGGCAGCATAATGACATACCCCATAATGGCAAACTTCCCCCTCAGTATGGCTAAGGGGTTACACAAATCGTCTACTTATAACACCGTCGTGCAAAAGGTAGCAGCGGGTAGAGGTAACGCATCCGTTGGACTAATGCCATTCCCCACATGGGCCTTTGAATATGACTTGGATGCAATACAAGGCAATGAGTCTTATATCTCTTCCGTCGTAGCTGGATTCATGGGCTTGTTTATGGCTTGCGGTGGTCAGAATGGATTGTTTCTTTTCAATGACCCGCAAGACAATTATGTGCCGCTCACTACCTCTACTATGGTGGACGTAACCAGCGGCTCAATTACCCCATTATCCGCGATTGCAAATGGCACTTCGACGGTGTTTCAGCTTGCTCGAAATATCGGCGGAATCGCGGGGGCACTGGACATTATCCAGAGCATAAATGGGAACATCAACATATACGTCAATGGGACGATTACTTCATCCTGTACGTTGTCACAATCGGGACTCATAACCTTTTCCGCTGCTCCACCTTCTGGTGCAACGCTGTCGTGGTGTGGGGCATTTTACTTCGCTTGCCGGTTCGACTCAGACACGATAGACGCCACTCGCACCTTCACCTCAAATAACGGCGTGGATTTATGGGATATGAGCAGTATCAAATTCGCGTCTGAATTTGTCTATGACTCTACGGCGGTAGTTGCTGGTGCTGTGACGGTCACACCAGTCGTGGCACCCCCAGTGGCGACAATAGGCAGCATCACATCAACCAGCACATTCGGTGTTATCGAAGTTAACAATATGGTGGTCTAACTATGTATAAGGCATTTGTTATTTGTTGTGTTGCATTACTCGCGGCTGGAATACAAGCGCAGACTCCGGGGGTGAACTTTTCCAATACCACTCCAGCCGCTCCATCTGGCAGTGTGAATGTTATTTGGCAGCATGACAACTCCAATCCCGTGAATGTATCAGGCTCGGTTTCGGTTTCAGTAGGCGGACTGGTTGCTTCTATCGCCTCATTCCCCGGAGCGGACTTTGGCGCAAAGCTGATGAATTGCGTAGTCGCGCAGAGTTCCACCTATGGCGGCGTTTGCGATGGCAGAAGTTCCACGGGTGCATTGACGATTTCCGAAACCGTTACCCTGTCAACCCCGAATGTCCTTGTCTACCTTCCCTGCGCAACGCTCACGTCTGCGTACCAGTTTATCGTTCCCGTTGGCGTTCGCAATGTCCGCATTGAGGGATGCACCTACCAGGGCGGCTCGAACGCCAATGGCGCGGCTGGAGGTACTGTCTGGGTCTACACCGGGAGCGGCAACGCTTTCCAGATTGGCGATCCCACCTATGCGGCGAACACAAACGGCTTTTGGATGCAGAACGTGAACATCAACACTGCCAGCGCAGGCAGCGCGGCGCAAGCGATGTACTTCTACCGGACGCAGGAAATACGGCTGGACAATCTTTATCTGAATGGAAATCAGAGTGCCGGCCAAATTGGAATCACGCTGGATGGCGGCGGAAACTACGCGGGCGGAACTTTCATCGACATAGTGATGAACGGTTTTGGAACAGGATGGTATCTGACCGGAAATACGAGTCCAGCTGGCAGCTTCGCTAATGCCAGCACTTTCGTCAAGACGCACATCGTCTGCCCCACGAGCGGCGGCAATCCCATCGCTGGAACCTATGGAATCAATGTAGTCTACGGTGACGGAAACACATGGACGGGTGGCGACGTTGAGGGTTGCTCGACTATGGTCCACCTCGGCGCGAACGCCGTTAACAACACCATCAACGGTTTGCGTAACGAGAACTCTACGATCCAGTATCAGGCCGATTCTGGATCAAGCTATAACTACGTGGCGACAGGCGGGACACTCTTCACTGGTGACCTGATCGACAACGGAAGCCGCAACTCATTCTGGGACTCATTTCATCGTACCGTGAATGGAATAAAGGGCGACTGGTACGGGAGCCAGCAGGATGCGACGGTCACCGATCACCAGCGCCTCGGCATAGGCCTGGGCAACGAGCGCGGGCGCGTTACGGAATACCAGACCGACTACGGCTATCGCTGGGTTGAAGGCTTGAGCGATGGAACGGCGGGCCAGCAGATCTGGTATGTGCAGGACCTGCTCAACAACATCAACCGTATCTCGGTTGGCCAATATCTCAGCCCCACTGCCGGAGTCGTAACAAACGTGATCCTGAACAATGGCGGCTGCTACTCCTCGTCCACGCCGCCGACCATTGTCTTCACTGGGGGCGGCGGCAGCAGCGCGGCGGGCACGGCGGTCATGGCCGCTTCGAGCTGCTCTGGCGGATGGACGGTTTCAAGCGTGACGATGACGGCTGGCGGAGCGAGTTACACCTCGCAGCCAACCGTGACGTGGACGGCGTCGAACCAGGTCACTGCGCCGAATGCGGTTGCCGAGATCGCAACCACGGGCAGCACGAACAATCAGACCGTTCTCAACTCTGCTGGCACGGGCGCGGTGGTAATCAACGGCTCTGCCAACTCAGGAACCGGCGGTGTGGTTATTGACAGCGGCGGCACGACACCATCTGAAATCTACTTCATAGATTCGAGCGGAAATACCTCGCAGTGGGGCCAGTTGAATTTCTATAGCGGCTCAACCGAGACGTGGCAGTGGGAATGCCAGAGCCTAACCGGTTGCCAACTTCGCAACGCCAACGCTACCACTCCCATGTCGCCCTTCATTGCCTACACGAATGGAGGCACCGAGATCGACAGCCAGGGAACATCCTCAGTCGTCATCAACAACCACTCGACAGCGGGCACGGGCGGCTTCGTCGTATACGAGGGCGGCGCGAACTATAGCACCCCGGCATTTACTGTGAGCAGCAATGGCAGCGCCACCGTCGCCAACAGTCTTGCAGTTACCAACCATCTTAATCAGGCGGCAACAGGCGACTTTGCCGGAAAGTGTTCCATGTCCAGCACGTCCACCTGCACGGTATCTCTCCAGCATAGCTACAGCAGTACGCCGCTCTGCTTTGTGCAAGCGACTACTAACAACACAACCGGCGTCTACTGCGCCGTATCCAGCAATAATGCCGTAGTGACCGCCGCCGCGACAAACTCGCTCACGTGGCAAGTGCTTGTCATTGGGAATCCGAATTAAAACTACTTTGTTGCCCAATACTCTTTTACGCGGATGAGAACAGCGAGTAAGGCAGTACCCCCAGGACGCTGGGCGCTATGTACGAGAGCTATTAAAGCTGCAAAGGCAGTATAGAAGGTAACTAATGAAACGAATGCCAACCTCCCTAATTACATTCTTGCAAACTAACCCAAACTGCCTCAAGTCCGATCTCTTTACTCTCACATTGCCAACAGGTACACAAGTCTATCTATGCGAAGGGCCGCAGAACATAACTGTCCCGTCAGGCACTGGCGGCTGGGCTGGTGCGACGACTACATTCTCTTCCTCTCAATATGGCAGATGGAGCCGTGGTGCTATCACGAGCGAAGCAGGGTTCAACTTGAACGCAAACACCATGGCTCTGACTTGCGTGTCTCAGCAAACAACTGTATACCCCGGCACTACGATTGGACTCCTGAATGCCGCCCTGCAAGGCCTATTTGATGCTGCCACGGTTACAGTGCTTACGGCATATATGCCATTGGGAAACTACGGCAATGTATCTGCTGGTCTGGAAACCAAATTCGTCGGCACCGTTACCAAAATCAGTGACATCAATCGCGTCCATGTCGAGTTTGAATGCTCAGACCCGATGTATCTGCTGAATATGAAAATACCCACCCGGCTGTTTCAGGCCGGTTGCCCATGGTCATTTTGTGATTCCAACTGCACCCTTACCGCAGCCAACTACACCGTGGCATTTACAGCAGCGTCAGCCAGCACACAATACACCCTCGTTCCAGCGACAGCCTTCTCCCAAGCTGCGGGCTACTACACGCAGGGCGTTGTGAGATGTACCAGCGGTGCCAACGACGGGTTGAGTCAATCAGTCAAATTGCACGATACCTCAGGTTACTTAGAACTAAATGCCCCGTGGATTATGCCGGTCGCAGCCGGGGATACATTCAGCGTCATCAAAGGTTGCAGCAAAACAATGTCCATGTGCTCATCCGTTGTTCAAATCTCAGGAGTATCAACCAATAACCTAATCAACTTTGGTGGAACGCCGTTTACCCCACCAAGCACAGACGCGGTGTAACCATGACAGATCAAGAGAGACAAGCAGTAGTAGCGGAAGCCAAGACGTGGATCGGCACCCCCTATCGCGGTTGGGCTCAGATAAAAGGCTCCAAAGGTGGCGTGGATTGCGGGATGCTACTCAAAGCCGTATTTCAGGCTTGCGACCTCATTCCGCAAGGCAACCTCAATATAGCGATGGACTACAGTTTGCAAGTTGCTCAGCATAAACCCGATAAAACTTACTTTGGCATCGTAGAGAGATTCACCCACGAAATCCCGGAGAGTGAAGTCAAGCCCGGTGATGTCGTGTTGTTTAAGCTTGGTCATGCTTATGCTCATGGCGGAATAGTAATCGAGTGGCCGACCGTCGTCCATGCCCTGGCACACGGTGGTGTGAGGCTTGCAAACGCCGACACCCACCCTAAATTACACGGCGTAACACGCAAGATATTCACGCTTAATGACGACCGGGAAAGCTAAACATGAGCATCTTTGGCAGTAGTAATCTCCCCACCAAACTCAATGGGGTACGGATCTCCCAAAGCAAGCAGGGGTATGCCATCCCTGTCGTCCTTGGTTGTCAGAAAATACAGCAATCCCTCATCTGGCTGGATGGGCTGAACTCCACCGAGGCGCAGAGCAATAGTGGCGGCGGAGGCAAGGGTGGGGGCAAAGGCGACAACGAGTATCTGTACACCGCCGACGTTATTACCGCTCTCTGTGCAGGACCAGTAACGGCCATTGGCAATGTTTGGGCGGGGCAAACCTGGCTTGCTAATGAATATGGCAGCGACTCGATTACGCTGGCATACTCGGTTTATACGCCAGCGTATGCGACTACTCTGCTCGCCGACAATGGGGTGGGGATCGCCACGACGTACAGTGGCAGCTACACGGACTACGGTGCCCCGGCTGCGACCGTCTTAGGCGGCACAAACTACTCCCCACTGATCCTGGTGCCCTATGGAACGACACTGACAGCGGGGGAATACTCGGTCAACCCCGCCAGCATTGGCACATTCGCCGTCACGTCATGCACCACAGCATCAGGCGGCAGCACCACATACACAGGAACCTTCACCGGGGGCACGAGTCCCTACACCAGCGGTGCGTCTAACAACTACGCCGGTTTTGCATTTGCGATTAGCGGGTTTGCCAATGCAGCAAACAACGGATCGTTTACCTGCTCTGCGTCTACAGCGACGAGCATCACGGTCAATAACGCCGCTGGTGTCGCTCAGACTGCAACCGCATCAGCCGCGTCGGTCGGCAATACCTACCACTTCGCCGCCTCCAATATCGGGAAAACCCTTGAGGTCTCCTACCAATACCAGCTTACGCAATTCATGGCTCAGGAGACTGATCTCATTACCAGTTCTCATGCCATTTATCCCGGTGGCAACAACGGACCACAGATTGACTTCGGTGTCGCATATTACAACAACGGCAACAGCCTTGATGGTAAGGCACTGACTGCTGTCAGTGGCACTCCAACTCTTGCAGGAACCTATAGCTTCACCTCAAACAACTCGTCAGCGCCAGAATACCAGTTTGCCTCCGGTGACATTGGCAATGAAGTCCTCATCACCTGGTCGTACCAGAATCTTAATGCTGTTGCCTCCCCAGCCCCCACGACGCTGAATTTTGAGCTATTTGAAGGAACACAAGGTCAGTCAGCCGCCGAATATCTATACTCCGGCGAGGCAATGGGTTACACGGGTATAGCGTATCTGTTGTTTGCCCCGATGAGTTTAGGTACAGACGCAGAGATTCAAGACAACGTATTTGAAGTCTTAACCGGCGGCTACTCCTACGGTGGGGGGATTGTGGATTGTAACCCCGTCACTTGTATCCAGGCGGTGCTAACCAACCCCATGTGGGGATTAGGAAGTGGGCAAGTCCCGTTCCCCGTCTCCACTATTGATAACGGCGCATCCGGCACATGGGGAGCACCGGCAACTGCGGGCACTCAGTCAGCAAATAGCACGGCATGGAATTGGTTCGCTGCTCAGAACTATTTCATCTCCCCGGTCATTGACAGTCAAGACTCTGCCGCATCCACCATGAGCAAGTGGCTTGAGGCTGGTATGTGTGCCGCCTTTATGTCTGAGGGGATGATGAAGCTCGTCCCCTACGGTGATACGAGCGCAGCGGGGAACGGCTGCACATGGATTGCTCCCACGGAGTCTATTGTTTCTCTTGATGACACTTGCTTCATCGCCAAGGACGGTGAAGACCCGGTAAAGATTGAGCGTAGTGCATGGCAGGATGCCAATAACAAAGTACAGGTCCAGTTCAAGAATCGCTCGAATCAATATGCAGATGAGATCGTGCAAGAATCTGACCAGGGTGCCATTAACAGGTATGGGCTGAGGCTTGAAGACCCGCAAGACTGGGACTTTATCACCACACTGCCAACCGCAACGTTTGCAGCCTCGATGCGCGTCAAGCGGTCGGTTAACATTCGGAACACTTACACGTTTTCGGTGCCCTACAATTACTCCTACCTTGAGCCGATGGATATTATCAACATCACCACATCTTCTTTGTGGGCTGTGAATTCAAACAATATCAGTCTAGGCATCATAACTTTGCCGGTGCGGATTACCAAGGTTGTCGATGACCCCAAGGACGGGCTTGAGATCGCGTGTGAGGATTACCTTTGGGGCGTACATCAGCCTTCGATTTACAACAAAGAAATCTCGACCGGGACAGCCCTACTTAATTCCTACTCACAACCCGGCAACTCCGAAGTCGTGATGTTTGAGGCCACAAGCAGATTGACCCAGTATCAAGGCAACCAAATCTGGATTGGTGCGGCAGGACAATCGCGCGATTGGGGTTCCTGCAACGTATGGGTTTCGCAGGATGGCACAAAATACTTGCAGGTCGGCACTATTAGCACACCCGCTCGGCTTGGGACACTTGCAGCCGCCATGGTGACAGGACCAGACCCTGACACAGTACAGAATCTGGTTATTGAATTGATTGACAACAGCGCCCCGCTGGAGTCCGCGACCGAACTGGATGCCAACTCGAATAATACGATGTGCTTTGTTGATGGAGAAATCATCAGCTACTCGACGTGTGCCCTGACCGGCAATAACACCTTCACGATGAGCGGGTATCTCCGTCGTGGACAAATGGGTTCCACCATTGGTGCTCACGCGATGGGTGCTCTGTTCATGCGGCTGGACTCCGCTGTGCTGAAATACACGTATGACCCCACTTGGGCGGGTCAGACTCTCTATTTCAAGTTTCAAAGTGTGAATTGGGCTGGCAATTGCGCTCAGGATTTATCAACATTGACGGCAGTAGCCTTCACCGTTCCCGGCCTTAATCCCGGCACCGTGTCCGCATCAACCGGACTTATTGAGCAAGGCGCACTGGTTGGCAACGGTACGAGTACCCTGCTCAACGGGCAGGGTAGCATCATCCCTAACCAAAATGTGGTATACACGACCTCATGTTCGCCCTCTACAGTAGGTATGGCAGTGAGCGCACAATCGCTGTTGCGTGCCGATGGGAGTACACAGACGGTTAATGCATCATCGTTGAGTTATACAGGGTTGACCTCATCCACCACATACTGCTTATACCCGTATATTCCAGTTGCATCGGGCAATCTGATGGCGGCAAACAGCAACCCGCCACCAACTGTTGCCAATGCAACGATGGCGTTGCAAGCAGCCGCTGATGGATGTATCTCACTCGGAGCAGTCACGATTACCACCTCAGCATCCGGTGGTGGTACTGGTGGTGGTGGTGGCGGAGGCGGTTGTCCAGAATCTCAAGAGCTGGTGTGTGTGCAGGGTAAGGGCAAGATAGCCGCTGATGATGCGGTTGTGGGCGACTACATCCTCGGTCACTCATTCTCAACTGGCGAGGATGTATACAGACGGGTCATCCACATACGCAAGGAGACTTGTCATGCGTGGCGTGTCATTGACGGGCACAAGAATAGCCCGTGTGAATCTGTCTACTACAACAGTCAGTGGATGCCAGCTTTTATGGTTCCGGGAGCTACGTTTAATGGGGATAAGGGCACTAAGGTTTTGCTTACTGTTGAGGCTGGTGCTGACAATGACCACAACTACTACATTGGCGACTTACTGATACACAACATGATGATGGTGAGCTAATATGCAATCGCGTTGGATGTTTTCGCAGTTTGTTCATGATGAGCAAATAGGAATGATGGCACCTGTAGCTGCTGCTTATGGTAACGGGTGGCACTGCCCAGAATTCCCCGCAGAGGGTGGCTCTGCCCTTTGCCAAGTTCTGTGCAGCACGCATCAGATAGCGGCAGCAAAGGAAGACCCGCGAATAGTTGTCTGCCCTCTGCTGTATGACCCAACTCCGGTGAACTCGGCAATCATAGCTGCGTATGCCGGTCAGGGAGCGACAGCCGGAATGTCAATGGGGGCACTGATAGCAACGCTGGCTGAGGTTGAGCCAAACTATGGCATAGCGACGTAGTTAAAGAAAGGGAACGGCATGGAAGACCAAGCAGTAAATCTCATAACAGACGCACTCAATCGAATCAGTGATAAGCAGGATGAACTAGCCGCCAATCTTAAAGAATGTCGTCAAGAACTCTCTGAACGAACCTCCAAACTGGAGACTAGACCCCCGATATCATAGTGTGTGGGAGATCAATCATATAACTCTTACTATAAACAGCATTTCGATCACTGTTCAAGCCAGTCAGTGAGTGGTTTTGGAAGTTCTGTAACCGCGTTCACTCCAAAAACTTTCACTTCCTGATTTACTCTCATAACTGCACATACAGTACCAGTTTGAATATTGATGGCGTACGCAGCGTCATCAAATTCTCCGCGGTGCGGCATAAGTCCTGTTCCTACAATCAAATCACCGTTCTTCTCAGTATTGCTACTTATTTCTAATCGAGCTTCGAAATCAGGTAACGACGGGCCTAATATTTTCTCAAAGCGCAACTTAAGGTTAGGATTTTCCATTACACTAACAGGATCTTGGCCGATCATGAAACTGAGAGCCGGCAAATCCAACTGTTTTATCTGGTTTGAGACAGTCTGAGAAGTGGTATGTTCAACTGGTTTTAGATCTATACCTGGTCCTTTCAATGAAATCATTGATGTTGTTAAAATAGTTTTCCCAGTCTCATCGATAAACTCCTGCTTACCTCCACGTTCAACGAGTGCCAGTCCTTCGGAGAAATCCCCTGCCTTCTCATACTGAGCAGGTATTATCCAATTACCAATTTTGTTGATGTAGCCTAACAAACCGTTATCAAGTTCTATCATGGCAGCACCTTCTTTGAAAGGGTAATTTGATTCGCATTTGAATGGCGGTATCCTGATTACACCTTTTATATCTGTATATGTACATTCTCCGTTGACTGTAGCTGGTGCAAGGCCTTCCGAGAAATCTCCTCGATATGTAATTGATTCGCTTAAAGGTATAATTATCTCACCATGACGATCTATATACCCTGTTTTCATATTGCCGTTTTCTGTGTGCACAACACCTTGCAACCCCTCTGAGAAGCAACCAAAAAATCCATAATCAGACGTAATGCGTGTAAAAAGTGTTATATCTATTAATGCTTGTTCCCGACTCCCAGCAAATACTACACTCGTAAGACCACTAGAAAAAGGGCATCCGCTAATAAAACTCGGTTGAAGAATGACTGTACCGTACTTATTGACATACCCAATCAATGCGTCATTGTCATGGATTTTACCGCCTTGCATCTCGTTATACTGTGTAAAAGCTGCAAAACCCTCAGAAAATGGTTTAGGTAGAAGAAAGTATGAATTAGTCGTTATTTGAGGCGTTGGAGTTAAATGTCCCATTGTATCAATAATTCCTAGGTTAGCACCGCCGTTCCGCTGAATACTACCAAAGGAAACCCATGCAACTCCATCGGAGAAGTTACCCGCTTCAAGAAATTGAGGAGGGATGATTACTCGACCTGTTTTATCAATATATCCATATTTGTCATGAATCCGAACCGGTGCGAGTCCGTTTCGGAAGTGTGCACTTTCATGAATCTCGAACTGCGCCTCGTTCATAAGGCTGAAATATTGATCAAATCCTGGTGCCCGATTTGCAATCATTCCAATGATATGCAGGGTCATGATGCTCCGTTGGATAATGAGTATTAAGAGAATAACAGTAATGGCACAGAATACTTTACTTGCAATTATAAACATTTTCCGAATACCCATAAATACGATCCCTTTGCAATACGGATCGGATTGTAACCGCTTATGTCCGGATATGAATGTGACGGTTATCACATCGTTTTTCGCCGTGTTCTCCGCAAGCAAGGGCTATTAGCTCAAAAGGCCGTCACTCAAAAATGGGGTGACGGCCTTTTGTTATTGTGAAGCTATTTTGCTGCCGCCTTCTTTGCTGCCCACCTTGCTTTTTGAGAGGTGGCGATACGTTTCCTTGCCGCCAGACTGAGACTCCGTTTCTTTTTGGCGGGTTGCTCTACAGGTGAGACAGCCGCCACAACCCTCTTTGGTCTGCCGACCTTCCTTGCTACTGGTGAAGCGCCACCACCAAGCAGGACTTTCACCTGCTGGAGTTTTGCGATTTCGCTGTCGATTGTTGCCAAGATTTCTGAAATTGCCATGAACTACTCTCCTTTTCGTTGTTTCTCTGGATGCAGATGCTATTTCGCGCGGCCACTGAGGACGTACTGTAGCTCTCTCTCCAGCATCTGCGGATTGCGGCAAACGTGGAGGTCCCAAGTGCCGAGCTTGCCCCAGTTGTTGACGGCAGAAATCCAGCGTCGCGCTGAGTCGTGCTTCGCATTGTCCTGATTGTCTTCCTGGCCCTTTATCTCCAGAAGCAGGGTCACGCCGTTCGCCATCCTTACGAGATAGTCGGGGATATAGTTATGCTCGACCCCGAAGTACTCGTAGGGAATCAGCAAATCGAGGTGGTCGTTCTTTGCGTAAAACAAGACGATTCCGTGTTTGGAGGCCATTTCAAGACGAAAAGCGGCGCTCTGTTCCCACCGCTGAGTATCCGCGACAACCTGGTTGATATGGCTCATTGCCGTAGCGAAGCACGGCTTCGTCGTCTTGAATTCGACATCCGCAGTCGATCCGATTGACTTGTAACGGTTGAGAACGGGCATCAACGGCATCTCGCCGCTTTCGTCGTCCGGTTCTATCCGCGCCAGTAGGCGCTCGATGATCCGTTGCACATAGATTCCCAAGCCAAGCTCGGACGGATTTTCGTTCTGGAAATTGACCTTGGTCCGAACATATTCATCGACGACCGAGAACACCTGCGGGAAAAGCTGATGCTTGGACTGCAACCGGAAGACGCGAGCCTTCCTGTCGCTGCCCTGGTGCGAGGCGTCCGAGAGCAACTCAACGATGATCCTGGCAAGGTTGAACTTGATCGTTTCGATGTGGTTCTGCTCGTAGTACGTATGCCGGTCCTGCTCGATCAGCGGCAACACTAGCGAGCCAGAAGCCGCGTGACCCTCTTTGTACCCGACGGTGGCGGTCAGAAACGTAGCAGTTGGCTCCCGGTGCGGCTCAACAACCAACTCCTCCATGGAGGCCACGTCGCACTTAATCAAATTCTTCCGTAGTGCAAACGCATACCCTTCAACAACCGGAAACTGGAGTTCCATAGCCTTGCGCTCCGGCAGGGCCATCACGTGCTGTTTGGGCTTGTCCTCTGTTGCACTGGCTGATACGGGCCTTCCTTTGAACGGGATCACCGAGAAAGGAATGCCGTATACGTCCACGTACTCTTCCGTTAGAAGCTCTTTTCCCTGTTCGTTCTTGGTTGGCGTATAGTCCATGCGGCGCAGTCCGCGCCCGACAACCTGCTCACAAAGTAGCTGGCTGCCGAAAGCGCGAATGCCGAGGATGTGGGTTACGTTGTTCGCGTCCCAGCCCTCGGTCAACATTCCGACAGACACAACGCACCGGACGTGCTCACCCGGCTGACCGGGCTTACCGACCGTGGCGACAACCTGGCGTAACTCCTCGGCAAAGTCCTTCTTGCCTTTCTTGGGATCGCCGCTTTCGGCCTCGGCCAGTAGTTTCGTGTCGATGCGGATGGTGTGCTTCCGGCTTTCCGTGTTTTCAAAATGCGGCAGTACCTCGCTCTGGCCGTAGCTGGTAATCCACTTTACTTTGGGCTTCTTCTTGCCCTTGACTGGCGATTCTTCTTCGTCTTCGTCCTCGATGTCGGCCTGAGTGACCAGCTCCACTTGGGTTTCGCCGCTGATCTTCTGATAGACCAACTCGGCAATATCCGTGTTGTCGCAGACGACAATCATCACCGGCGGCACGTGCTCCTGGCCGGGTGTGGCCCGCTCAACGTACTCGAAGCGCTCCTTCCACTGACCCGCAAGCTGCTGCAAAGCACCCTCGGCTTCCCGATACACCACGGCAGGCTTTGGCCTACGGGCCTTGCCTGGCAGGAAATCCGCCGGTTGCAGGCTGCCCCTGATCGTCTCCCACAACTTGAAATACTTCGGATCGGGAAGCCCTGTCACGTCCATTACCGGCATACGCGGAATCTTGACGATCCCGCTCTCGATGGCATCCACAAGGCCGAAGTCGCTCACTAGCCATGGGAAGGGACGGCCCTCTGGGTGGCCGCTGCCGCCGATGTAAAACGGCGTGGCCGACAGGTCAACGCATAGCGCGATACCCCGCGCCTTCGGACCTTCCGGGTTCGAGTTATTCAGCTTGTCCAAGCCGCCAGCCCAGACCTTCGCTTCCTCCGCCTCTTCCTCAAGATCATCGCCGTTGCCAGCCTGCGCCTCATCACCATTGCCGTTCGCCAATGGGCGCCAGCAGTGGTGCCCTTCGTCGTTCAACACCATAATCGGCATGCGCCTGTAAAGATCGTCTCCGAGGATGTGCCTTGCGAAGGTCTCCGGTGTGTCGGGTCCCTTGTTCACGACGGCGTATGTCTTGCCGCCCTCCTCATGTTCGGACTGCGGATTGAAGAGGTGCCAGTTTGTTACTAATACCTTTCCCTTTTGCATCAGAGGCCGGTACTTTACCGGGACAATGTCGAACTCGGCGTAATAGTTCTTTGCATCCTCTGGCCGTAGAACCTGCAACCGCTCTTTGACTGTCAGGTTCGGACACACTACCAGCACGGCGTTGGGAAACTCCTTGCTGTTGGGGTTCATGCCGCGATTGCAAAACGCCCAGGAGATCAGCATCGCCATCACGACCGTCTTACCAGAGCCAGTCGCCATCTTGCAGCCCAGCCGTTGCAGCGGCAGGATACTTGCATCCGGTGACGGGTCTACCAGCGTCGGGAAGTAGTCCGTTGCAGTCTGATAGAAGCCGGGGCGCTCCCCTTTGAGAAGCTGCTGAATGTCCTCGTCCGTGACCGCGAAGTCCTTGAACTGTGTCCTGCTGGTGCGCCCTGGTATCCGAATTTCTGCCAGATAAATGATTGTCTCGACGGCCTCTCGCTGGCAGAAGAATAATCTGCGCCCACGGTCTTTGCTGGCCCAATGGTTCAGCAGATCCTTCGTGACATTCGATGCGCCGCGATACTTGGAGTCCCGCCAGCGATTCACGTCTTTCCGGAGCGCGTTCACCAGTTCAATGTCGTCGCGTTCCTCCTCAACGAACATTTTTGTCTGCGCGCCGCCCACCTTATCCGTCTTGTACCAATAACCGGCGTCGCGCCGCCCCGGATTCTCCCTGGGCTCGCCCGTCTTGGTGTTGTAAAGCCAGTGCGCATCCGGCATCTCGTAGGGGCTGCAGAGAATGGGCCGTTTCACTGGCTGGATCGGAAGCTGTCCGGTTTTATCAGCCACGGCGATCCTCCAGTTTGTGAATCCGCATCACTTCGTTGCCGCGTGGGTCAATCACCTTCACAGCAACACACTTGTGTTTCCCCGGTGGGAACGGCAGGGACTCAGTACCGCTGAACGCCTCGAACCGTTCGGCATCCACAATGCCGTCCAGCGCCTTGCTCAGTTTCTCCCACGCGCTCTTGTCGGGGAAGAATGCCTGGGTAATGCAGAACGTGCGCCCATCGTAGTCACCGTCCACAAACCAAGCCGCCACCTTGTCGGCCTTGGTGGGCGTCACAGTGTTATCGACTGGGTTGTAAATGTCCACGCCCTCCATCGTCACCGTATACTCGCCCTCGGCGTTAGGGCCGTCAAGCCTGGTCCGAGGCTGGCCAAAGACACTGAATAACTGGCTCCCCGGCTGCTCTTTCAACAATCCGGCCATCGCCGGGTTTACGTCCGGGCGGATGTGCGCGGAATGTACTTTCAGCTTGGGATGAGTTGCTTCTGCGATGACCGCTTGTGCCGTGCCGTCAAAGCTGAAGCCCGCCAGCACGAGATGGTCATATCCGCGGCGGTTTGCTTGCCGGATTGCTTCTTCGACCTGCATCGCAGAAATTGGTCCGTACTGGGGACCAAAGACAACTCCCACGTTGGCCTTGCCTTCCGGGTCTTTGTCCACATCGCCATTTGCCCAGCGTCCCTCGGCGTGGATGACGCTGCCATCCATCACCGACTCCAGCCGATGGAACTGCATGACCTTGTTATTTGGGAAGAGAACGCCGTCCATCTTGAGATAGCGCATCATCTGATCCAGATAGGCATCCAGGTTCTGTGCCTCTTGGTCAGCGCGGGTTTCAACCATGCGCATCTCGAAGGTCTCCATCTCATCGGGAGCACCGCCGAACTCGCCCACAGTAATAATCTTTGCGGCTCCCAAGAACATCTCCGGCGGCTGCACAGCTTCAACGGTGAATGGCCCGCTCACGCGAACTACTCCCCTCACCATTTCAGGCTGGTCAACAAGCTCCTCCTGATCTGCGTTGGCACCAATGCAGGCGTTCACCTCA